ATTATGTCTGATCTACTATTCAAAGACAAGAAAAAAAAAACCTATACAAAAAAAATTAATGGCAAGATAAAGACTACAATTGATAACCGTCACAATCAAAAACTTAATGAATTAAATGAACAAGAAGAAACTATTAGTCAAAAAAAAATAATATTAGATAATCTGAAAAAAGAATTAGATATTTTTTCACAAAGACCTATGGAACAATTAACTGATAAAGAAATAGATACAAAATTACAGCTAATAGAGAATATAAAAAACCTTAAAACAGATATAGAATTAATTAATAGCAAAGAAATAAAAAACTCTTATATTCTTAATACAGCTCACTTATTATATGAATATTTTGATGAAAATAGAATATTTACAAAATCGGATAATTCTAAAATTCAAAATTCAAAGAAAAAGACAGTTTTGGATTTTTTTGGAAACTCCAAAAAAGATATACCTATGGTAAAAAAAAATATTAGAAATGAGGATATTTCTAAATATTCTAGTAAAAATGAAATAATGGACCAATATTTACAACTTACAGACACATCCTATATAAAAAAAATACCAGACATACCTAATGATGAATTAGACAATTGTATTCATTGTAATATACCCAGAATACTAGATTCAGCACATGGTTGTATGATTTGTCCAAATTGTGGATGTGAAGAAAAGATTCTTGTTGATTACGATACTCCTTCTTATAAAGAACCTCCAAGAGAATTAACTTATTTTGCATATAAAAAAATAAATCATGCAAATGAATGGTTATCACAATTTCAAGCAAAGGAATCTACAGATATTAGTGAAGAAATTTTTGATAAAATTATGAATGAACTAAAAAAAGAATCCTATATTAATCTTAAAACATTAACAGTTGAAAAAGTAAGAGATATTCTTAAAAAACTTGATCTTACTAAATATTATGAACATTGTCATTATATTACTAATAGAATAACAGGAAAGCCAGCTCCAGTTATTACAGGTGATTTAGAAGAAAAAGTCCGAAATATGTTTAAAGAAATTCAAGGACCTTGGATGAAATATTGTCCTTCAGATAGGTCTAATTTTTTTTCTTATCCATACATATTCTATAAATTCTTTCAATTACTTGACAAAGATGAATATTTACCTTATTGTAGATTACTTAAATCAAGAGAAAAATTACAGGAACATGATGAAGTTTGGAAACAAATATGCTGTGATTTGAAATGGCAATATATACCGACGGTTTAAATTTGATATTATTTTTATTTAATTACAAAGATAATATCATCAAATTATGAAATCCCATGAACTGCGAAAGAAAATTACTACATTATGTCAAGTTAAAAATATCCATGTATCTGGTTGTGAGCTAAGATCCTACAATTACAAAGAGCTTAAAACTGTATATAAAAAACTGGTCAATATCTCGTCTATTACGAAAAAAACAAATTCAATGTATAGAACAACATCTATTTATTAAGCTTATCGATTCTATTAATACAATCGTTTATCATATCGTCTAGAGTTTTTTTTGCTTTCCATTTTAATATAATATCTGCCTTATTACAATCAGCAAAACAGTAAGCTATATCACCTTCTCTTCTAGCTTTTATTTCATAGGGAACTTTATTATTAGTCAATTCATTAAATCTATTTACTATTTGTAATACACTATACCAATTTCCTGTTCCTATATTAAATATTTCAAAAGTATCTTTTTTATTTAATATAAAATCACATGCCGAAATGTGTGCTTCAGCCAAATCAGTAACATGAATAAAATCTCTAATACATGTTCCATCAACTGTTTTATAATCACCACCATATATATTTAATTTAGGATTACTGCCATCTAGAACTTTCAAGATATGAGGAAATAAATTGCTTGGTTTTTCTTTAGGATCTTCGCCTATAACTCCTGATTTGTCACATGCTACAGGATTAAAATAACGTAATACAACAATATTCCATTTATTTCCTTTATTACTAAGGTCTTTTAGTATCATTTCGATAATAAGTTTTGAAGTTCCATACGGATTCGTTTGTTTTTCATAAGTAGATGCCGATTCCTTAATAGGAACGGTTGTTTGATTTCCATAAACTGTAGCCGAGGATGAAAATATAAAATTTCTACAATTAAACTCATTCATTATTTCCAATAGGTTAATAGTTACATTAATATTATTATTGTAATACAAAAAAGGGTTTTGTAAAGATTCACCTACTGATTTTAAAGCAGCAAGATGGATAACCTTTTCTATATTATATTTTTTAAAAACATTTCTAACAAGTTCTTTATTGGCTAAATCAAAATTATATATTTCAATAGTTGGTATCTCTTTTTTTAAAATACTATACATTTGTTCTTTAGATTTTGAAAAATTGTCTATGATAACTATATTCTTTATATTACGTTTATTTAACTCAAAGCAGATATGAGAACCAATATAACCTGCTCCTCCGGTAACTAAAATGTAACTCATTTTATTATTATATAGATTAATCTTTATATAAATTATATAGAGACCAGTTTTAAAATTTACATTTGGGGGAAACCGGACATGTTAGCACCAATACCGAATCCGGTACCTTGTCTGGCAGCTGAGCCAATGCTTGGGGCGTACATGTCTAAGAGAGCGAATGTAGCAGCAGCGGTAATAGCGATCATGATAATTTCCTCTACATTCATTTTCTTTTGGGGGATGTAGTATGCGGCGACAGCGACGGCGCCACCTTCTACAAGATATTTTACAGCACGTTTGACAATTTCTTGAAGGTCAAAAGCAGTTTGAAGTTCATCGATTTCATTTCTTAATGCGTCCATTTATATATATATTATAAAAAGAAAAAAATAAACACTTAAAGTTTATTATTAATAATAAATTTATAATGACAGATTCTCAAGAAGAAGATTTCCTTGAAGTAGATCCACAAGTGCGTGGACAAAACTATTGCTGTATATCTTTTGTATCGCCAGAAAATATACTTGCCGATAAAGCAGTTTGGAAAATGCATAAATTTTTAGCTAATATGCAAAAAAGATACAAAAATCTAGAAGAGGTAGCCAGAAAACATATTCCTGAAACAGACCTTGCCAATTGTCTTGTTCCTGAATTCGGTAAAGATTTCGGAGAACTACAAGAAAGATACAAAGATTTTCTTTATGTAAACAATGATACATTAGAATCTCAATTTTACGAAGAAAACGAATTTAAAACAACAGTTAGGGGTGTAAAAGTTCGCGGTTCATATGATACTTTACAAGAAGCTCAGTCTAAAGCAAAAAAACTTCAAAAAACTGATAGAAATTTCAATGTTTATATTGGACAAGTAGGATATTGGTTACCTTGGGATCCTAATCCTCATTCTATTGAAAATCAAGAATATGCTGAACCAGAACTTAATAATCTTGTTAAAGAATACCGTAAAAATCAGGATAAAAAAGATGAACACTTTGCTGAAAATGTTGATTATGCCAAAGAACAAGCGGATAAACAAAAACAAGAAAAACAAGAAACTTTAGAATCTACCCAAGAAGAAAATTCTGGTGAGCATGAGGAAACCTCGGAAAGTTCAGCAAACGAATCATCTGCCGAAGTTGTAAATTCAATTGAAGAAGTCGATCCGTGGCTAAAACAAAAAGAAGAATCATAGATAAAAAAATATTAATATAATTTAAATGAAATCAATTATATTAATACTATTAATTTTGGGATTATTATTAATGGTCAAAGGATATACTGAAAATTATAAAAATTGTCCTTTGCCTAAAATAGAATACAGGTATATTCCCAGAAATTTTTATGAAGAACAGATTACTGAAAATAACTTGAAAAGTTTATATAGTGATATGTTTAATAAATCAGATACCTGGAGTAAATATCCAGTAGGTGACGCTGAAGTAATTTCTAAAGTAGATAATAGTAAAAATTTCATAGATGAATCAGACTATGATACTGATGAAGAATCATAATACTATTTGATATACCCTTGTCGATGTAGGTATTTTTTTACCTTTTTTACTTTTATTTTTCCCCTTATTATTAATTTTAAAACTATTAAATATGTGGTTATTGATAATATTATTAGGTGTAATGTTATATTCATATCTGGTAATATCTAAATATAATTCCCAGTCGAATTCCTTTAATTCTAAAACTTCTTTGTCAACTGAAGTTATACATTTAGTTAGTAATCTCTGTAAGTCTGTGTTTTTAATATAATCTTCATACTCGTAAAGTACAGAATGACTAAACATAACAATATCAGTCCAATCATTATCATTAAGAGAAATGGGTTCTAAACCAGAGTTATTGATTCTTTCATAAATATACTGTTCGAAACATTCACCTGGTGCATTATAGATATTATTTTGACCTTTTAAATTATTAAATTCATATGTCGCTCTACCCCAATCAATAATCTTTACAATATATCCATGTGTAGGAACTTTATATTTAACACTATTATACTTATAGTATATAAATTCCTCGTCTGTTTTGGATAACATTATATTTCCGAAATGTAAATCATTATGTTTTATACCAAATATAGTTTTCATAGTAACAATTGCCGCTATTACCTGAAATACTAAAGATAAAATTAAATCATATGTGATAAGTTTATTATACATAAGATGATCTATGCTAAATTGAGCATATTCAGTAACAAGAAGATATCCAGGGACATTGGGATACTGTAGGAATATCTCATCATCTTTTTGGTAATACCTTATATCAGCATCTATATCAACAAGTTCTTCAAGTTGACTAATTATATTTTCTGAACCTGTTATATCAAACGTAAATTTATTAAAATTAGTATAATAGTTGCCGAAATATCTACAAAAACTTGGTGATATTTTTTCTTCGAACAATTTTGAAGTTAAATATGTAGAAAATACTTCAATATTACACTGATTATCTAAATTATAAAATCCATCGTAAACTGCTTGTCCTATAGGTGATATATTTGACATATCTTTTGACAAAGATTTATAATACATTTCTAATTGCTGTGGTTCAAAAAAAGACAATTCTTTTACAAAAACTTTTTTATGAAAGACATTATTTGATTTACTCTTTATTTTGGCATAGTATGAATATCCAATTGAACCAAATCTTTTTTTCTTAGATACAAGTTTAAATAATCTGTCGTTATTATTAAGTGTTTTTGAATTATTAATGAAATTACTAAATAATTTTATATGTGGGGTAAAAAAACTAAAGTCATTTATTGAATAAAATTCTTTAATACTTTCTTTGAGTCTTAAAAACTCTTTATCTGTAATATTTCTTAATCCCAAACATACGTCTATTGGATTATTATCGATTTTGTCGCCCATATTAAACCTATATCTTATTTTTTTAATCTGCTTTAAACTAATATAATGCGTAAAAAGATTAAAACAATTAGCAACGGTTAAAATAATAAGAAAATGGCTAATGCTATAAAATTAACAAAATTTGATATGTCTAATATAGAAGATGATAAAGTCGTCGTATTAATTGGTAAGCGCGAAACAGGTAAATCTTATCTTGTAAAAGATTTACTATATCATCATCAAGATATGCCTGCTGGAACAGTAATTAGTGGAACTGAAGGTGCTAATAGTTTCTACTCTAAAATGATGCCCAGTTGTTTTATACATGGCGAGTATAATGAAAGTATAATAGCAAATTATCTTAATAGACAAAAAAAAATTACAAAAGCCTGGAAACAGCAAATGGATTCAACGGGAGATAGTAATACTGACCCGCGTGGATTTCTTATTCTTGATGATTGCTTATATGACCAATCTTGGGTTAAAAGTAAAGACGTTCGTTCGTTATTTATGAATGGTAGACATTATAAATCAATGTTTATAATTACTATGCAGTATGCGTTAGGTATCCCTCCTAATTTGCGAACAAATATCGACTATGTTTTTTTGTTAAGAGAGAATATTGTGAGAAACAGAAAACAACTTTATGAACAATATGCTGGTATGTTTCCATCATTCGAAGTATTTTCACAAGTCATGGACCAATGTACCGAAAATTATGAGTGCTTAGTAATTCATAATAATGCGAAAAGTAATAAATTACAGGACCAGGTATTTTGGTATAAAGCGTCACCTCATGAAGACTTCCAGATAGGTCATCCTGCATTTTGGAAATATCACAATGCTAATTTTGATCCAGACCATGATAATAATGAAGAAGAATTTGACCCATTGTCTGTCAAGAAAAAGAAAGGATGTGTAATT